ATTAAATGGAAACGTTAATACTAGACAGAAATGCGCTAAACTCTATAATAGGTCAACTATACAAGGAAGACGCTGTTATAGAGCGCTACGGAAGCTACGAGAGGTTCGCAGATCTTGTAGAGGACGCGTTAGATGAAATGAATTGGCATAAAGAGTTAGAAGAAACATTTGAATCCCAGATAAAAGAAGCTATAAAGGAGGTAATACCATGAAAAAACTATTTATATTAATACTATTAGTAGGATGCGGTGCTAAGCCTTTAGTAAATGTACCTAGTAAAGTTGAGGTTGATATACCTAAAAAGATACTTATAGAGCATAAAATAAATTTTGATGCTATTCACGAATTTTGTGACAGTGTTGGTCAAACTAATTTTGAAGTTGATGAATGTATAACAGATTTAATTAATGTAATAAGGAGTGTTAAATGAGAAGTACTAATAAAAGAGGTAGATGTCATAGAGTTAAAAAAAGAACTAGCGCGGGATCTAGCAAAGGGGCAAAACGCGGAGGGTATGTAAGTAGAGTCCCGAAGGAGACAGAGTAAATGAGTTTTGTTTATACGTGTAACTGTTTAGGTGTTCACGGTATAATAGGCACATGCCACTTACCTACTAGAAGGTTTATACCTACAAAAGTTAAAGATGGTAACGTTTGTGTATATTGTGATTACTATGCCGTTGCTGAGGCTATTCACCGTCATCCTAGGGGTAAAGGGATAGGTGGCTACAAGCCAGTAGCAAAGCCAGCAGCATTACGTCAACAACATCACTACCCCAAAGCACTTTCTGAAAGCCTTCATGGTTTAAGGGAATATGCTTGGAGAGGAGAATTTGTGTATGGGAAATATTCGCCTATTACAAACACCCGAATGTTAAGAGCAAAACGTGTAATGAGGATGTGATAATGATTTATGGAGATGAATATAATGACATTATAGATAAACTACTTAAGAAGCTGGAAGAGGCTCTAGATCAAGAGAAATCTGAATCTGGTACTGAGTCCCAAGACGCTTCGAAGACGAAAGACGAGTGATGAATTTATCATCAAGATTTAAATTTAATATGGTCTTATCACGGATGACACGACCATTAAAACGGGCATCAAAAACGTTATCCTGGACTAACTTTTCAATGTTGGTAAGGTCACAAGACCTCCGGGATACCTCGCCCTTTTTTGTAAGGAGAATAGATTGTGGATAATAAAAGTCGTATTTTACTACTATGCCATGCTGTTTTGGCTGGAATTGTGCTCGGAACGCTTGTAGGTGCTGTTGAATGTTTACGCATTGGAGTTGATAAAGAAACTCTTCTCGCCATACTCGCGCCTCTTTCGTTAGCTGGCGGTTTCGGTAGTATGCTTTATTTGTTGAGAAAGGTGGACAGTTAACAGTGAAAGTGCATTTCATAAATGTATGATAACACAGGAGAAAGTAGAATGGAAGAAAAAAAGCAGATTGAAAAGGTACTAAAGAGAATAAATGTGTCGTTAGAAAGAGCGGTGGAAGCGAAAAAAACGGTGGATGACTCGGATGTAGATGATGACGCCAAAGGGATGCTGTACACGGTTACCGAAAAAGCGCTGTCATATTCTTTGGATGTATGTTTTGGAAGTGACGAAGAGTTTGATGCGGTCCATACTTATAATAGTTGGATAGAAATGGAGCTGGAAAATTTATGGTAAATATATTTATAAGAAATAGATCTAAAAGATATATAAATAGGTTTCTTAGATATATTTACTATACTTTTCAAGAGCTGTCAAGAAAAATGTTTAATTTTATGAAAGGAGTGATAAATGATTGATTTACTTATATTTTATGGTTTAGGTGTAATATTGGGAACTTTGATACAAAGTGAGAATTGCCCGAAAACCGACCATAAACGTACCATAAACCGACCGATAAGGCACCATAAAGTGACCAAAAAGCGTCCATTAACGAAAAGACGCCCATTTTTACCATGGGAAATAAGGAGGAACCGATGATTACATTTACAAAATATAATACCCATTATGGAGAAAAAGATGTGAAATCCGTAACAATTTCTACAGATGGAAAAACTTTAGGTGAATTAAATGAAGCCTACAATAGCTTTTTACTTGCTTTAGGTTTTGAAGTTGATAAAGTAGAAGAACCAAAAGATGAATTTTATATATAGGAGATGATTATGCAACTGTTTAAAGAACATGCAAGGGAATACATAGATAAAGGGTACTCGGTAATTCCAGACAGGTATATGGGCAAAGCGGCTCTAATTAAAGGATGGACTAATTTCTGTACTCAAATTCCCACTAAGGATGAAATAAATAACTGGTGTACGGCATATGACAAAGCTAATTTAGCGGTATGTACTGGAAAAGTATCTGGTATAATAGCTCTAGATTTAGATTGTGTAGACCAGGAAATTATTAAGGCAATCCAGCACGTTCTTCCGGAATCCCCTTGTGCGAAAGTGGGCTCTAAAGGGTGGACACGGTTCTTTAAATACAGTGGCGAAACTAGTAACTCATTGAAATTTAACGATAAAATGATTGTAGAACTTTTATCAGATGGTAAAAAAACAACTATTCCTCCTAGTATTCATCCAAATGGTAAGAGTTATGAATGGGTAGGGAAGTCATTATTGGAAGTTAATTCCTTTGACCTTCCAGATTTCCCTCCCTTTCTTTTTTCTACAATTGATTTAATTCTAAGAGAAAAATTTCCAAACTCTAGAAGAGTAGGAGGAAAAATAGTGAATGGTAGAAATGATGCTTTAAGTAAATACTGTGCATCTCTCATATTAAATGCCACTCCTTTAGATGTAGCTTTAACAGAATTAGTAAAGTTTGATAAAGATAACCATGAAACGCCATTGTTTACAGATACGGAAGAAATGCGTCATGATGAGCCATTTACTAATGCTTTAAAATTCTATGCTAACCATCTGAATTCATTTAATATTTCTAGGTTTAGAGATAATAAACAGTATGAAAAACCCATTACTGCCTATGTGGTAGAACATGAAGCAGCAAAGGATATGCGCTCAAAAAAGTCACAAAGCGAGGTCTCCCAAGAAAAGTTGACCCCCGTATTACCGAAACCGACCGGTGTCCTCGCTGCAATACAAAATTTTATCCTGAGTAACTCATATATAGAGCAACCAGCGTTTGCACTTTCAGCAGGTCTTGCTCTTTTAGCCACTCTTTCAGGGAGAAAATTCGAATTTGAGGGAGTGGCTCCTAATCTATATATCTTAAATGTAGCTCCATCTGGAGCGGGGAAAGATGCGCCACAACAGAAATTAAAGGAAATACTATCTTTAATTAAACATGATTACTTACTTGGTGCAGGGGATTATGTAAGTGATGCCTCTTTAATGGATGGTTTACTAGAATCCCCTGTAAGGTTAGATATAATTGACGAAGCTGGAGGTCTACTTAGATCAGTAAATAAAGGCGGGGCTACTTTCAATGGTAAAATGGCAGACATATTAGCCGAATTATACACATGTTCTAACTCCATTTTCCTTGGAAGGATGACAGCCATGGGGCATAAAGGGAGACAGACACGTCCTAACGTCAATTTACTGTGCTCTACCACGCCAACTGGCTTTCAGCAAGGTGTTAGTACCGAAGCCATTGAGAAAGGCTTAATGGGGCGATTTCTAGTGTTTAAAGGTGAGTACAATATGCCAGCTAGACGGATAGAAAATCCTTTAACTTTAGATACAAATTCTAAAATGACTTTAGAGTATTTAGCAGCTTTCACTCCTCCTAAATCTGGTAAGATAATAGGAGATTTTGAACAGGATATTTTTTTAGTAGATAAAACAGAAGAGGCTAATGTTTTGTTAGCAGAAAAATTTAAAGAATTTGATGACTTAAGAAGGAATACCGATCCTTTAGATAAAATGTTACCTATTATAAGTAGGTTGTATCAACAACTGTTAAAAATAGCACTGTTATCGGCAGTATCTAATATGATAGGTAAGCCACTAGTCTCTGAAGATGATGTTAAATTTGCTTACGATATGATCATATATTTCTTTCACAGTATAACAGAGATGGCAGAAAACAATATTTTTAGAAACAAAGCAGAGGAAGACACTTCTAAACTACTTAGAATTATTAAGTCTGCAGGAGAAAAAGGACTATCCACAAGAGATTTATCTAGAAGAGCCAGATGGTTAAAGAAAAGAGAAAGAGATGAGATTTTAAAAGATCTATTGGAAAATAATTTTATTACGTTATCTATAGTCAAGACGGCTAAAAGAAACAAACAAGTATATAGGAGTGTATAATGTTAAAATTAGGATTAAATGATGAAATTACAAACGAGGTTTACCATGGGGATAGAAAATATGAGTCTTCCTCTTCATTAAAGCTTTATTTAAAAGACCCTAAAGAATATTATTCAAGGTATGTTTTAGGGAAGAAAAAGGAAGAAAGGTATAAGAGTGCCTATGATTTTGGGTCCTATATACATTCCCTCATATTAGAGCCGGATAAAACTGATAGTGAATTTGCTGTATATGAGGGGCTGACCCGACGGGGAAAAGCTTATGAAAAATTTAAAGGTGAAAATGAAGGTAAGATAATTATTACCCATAGTCAATGGCTTCAATCCCAAAGCATTATGGAAGCCTATACAGATAATCAATTAGCTATGAACTCCATTAAAGATGGTACACCGGAGCAAACTTTATGTGTAGAATTAGAAGGTATGCGAATCAAGGTTAGAGCCGACTACGTTAGAGATGGTGAAATTATTGATATAAAAACTACCGGTGACCCTGTTGATAAATTTGCTGCAGGAAAAACCTGTGCTAGATTTGATTATGATTTAAGTGCGGCTCTTTATGTAGATGCTTTTAGTGCTTATTATAATAAGTCCCATGACTTTTACTTTATGTTTATTAATAAAATGTCTAATGAAATTGAGATACTAAAGGCTTCAAAAGAATTTTTAGAAAATGGTAGACGAAAATATAAAAAGGCTATACAATTATTAAAGACAGCTATAGACAGTGGGCAATATTATGAAGACGGTATACAAGAGGTAAATATTCCATCATGGGCGATATTTAATGAAGATACGGAGTAAAGGAGATGCGGTGAGTTTAGTAATAAACCTAAAACAAGCAATTAGGGGTATTAATACCCTTTTAAGGAGTCAATGGTATAATGACCATAAGGATTTTGTAGAACTTAAATATAAATTATCTAAAAGACTGGAGGAAGCAGAAGAGTTAATTGCCTCCGGAGAATTGCCGGACTGTGTTATAGAGGAGTGGTCAGAAAAAACTGAAAGAGAGTTAAAACTATTGGGGATAAAGGTGAAAAAGATATGAATGATATAGATGTATTTAAAATGGTGTTAGCAGCTTTATTTTTTTATGATTTAAGTTTGCTTTTTATAAAGATAGTGACCTCACTAATACTAGAAAGGAGAAATAAAAATGCCAAATAGAAGAGAATTAGAACTAGGTAGAGAAAAAACCTTACACCAAATTCAGGAGTCCCAAGAAAGAATTGAGGAACTGTTAAAAGATTTACTTGATGTAGTTGGGGGAATGATAAGGAGGGATAAAGATGCGCGGAAAAGTAGCAAGAGCACTAAGAAGGTTAAGTGATTATAATCCTAGAGAGACTAGAGAGTATGGACGCGACGGCAATTTTCAAATCTGGCATAAAGATGAGAAAAGACGTATGTATAATATAATGAAACTTAAATATAAGGAGATGTATGGAACCCACCGACGAAGACAGATTAAATAAAGTTATTGATACAATCGGTAACTCGAATTTATTTTATGGCGTAGTAGATGACGATGCGCATGCAGCTTTAGGAGTAATAGAATTAATGAAAAGAGCCATTAGAGAATACAATCAAATTACCATGGAAGAGTATATTGATGGATTAGCAAAACAAGAATTAACTAAACTTTAACCCTGCCCAATGTAAGGAGTAATTATGACAATAGGGAGCTCAACACAATCAACGAGTAATGTAAAAAAGAAGTACGATCCTTTACCAGAAGGGAGGTATTTAGTTTCACTAGATCGTGCAGAAGAGGTCGCCACTAAAGCCGGTACTGGCTCTTATGTAAAATCCTCTTTTAAAGTTTTAGATGGGGATTCAAAAGGGAGGTTAGTTTTTCATAACTTCTTAATTAATCATCCAACTGCCCGTGCCGCCCAAATCGGTAGGGAACAGATTACCAAGATGCTTAAAGCTATGAACGTTAATGGTGGATTTGAAGCCATTGGTCAAGACGCATCCCAGCTATCGGAGTTTTTTGGTCAAGAGTTAGTACTAGAAGTTGCTGTAGAAAATGACGCCACTTATGGTGCTAACAACAAAATTAAAAAATGGATTCGTAAGTAATGAAGTATGATGGTAAAGAGTATACAATCAAAACCTGGCAGGGAGAAGAGTTAAATCATACTCTTGCCATCGATACTGAAACAACTTATGTTCCTTTTACAGAGACTCCTGATTTGATAACTTTTCAGGTATTTGATGGGGAGTCTCTCTTCTATGTTGAAAGAGGTGATGTGGCAAGATTCCTACGAACCCACCCAAACCACTGTTTCGTATTCGCCAACGCTTCTTTCGATGTAGATGTTTTAGAAAAAGCAACTGATTGGAGAGTCCACAACCAAATAGAAAAGGATTTAGTTTATGACATACTTATTATGTATCGTCTCTATTATTTGGCTACTTTGGGTAATGTTCCTCGTAAGTATAGCCTTTCTGAGGTTACGCAACAGTTGTTCGGAATCATCTTGGAAAAAGACGAAGGGATCAGATGTAACTTTGAACAGTTCCAAGGTAAAAAAGTACAAGAAATACCGTTAGAGTTTTTAGAGTATGGAGCAAAAGACGTGCTCGCAACTTACCAGGCTTATATCAGATTAAAAGGTTTAATAAAAGCTACTAAATCAGATACCTGTCTTTCTCATCAAATCCAATTAGTTGGAGCTATTGCCTTGAATAAGGTATATAAAAATGGAATAGGTTTTGATGAGTTAGTGGCGAAAGATTTTTTAAAAGAATTAAATAACAAACTGTTAAGCCTAGCAGGAAAAATGGCAACATATGGTTACGTTAGAGGTGAAAAAGGCAATCAAATTAGATACAATAAAGCTATAGAGTTTTTAAAACTAACAGATTTACCAAAAACACCGACCGGTGACTATAGTATGAAAGAAGAGGACTTAAAAAGTTATAAGGATAACCCCTTTATTAAAGCTTATTTAGATTATAAATCTATGGAGAAAACAACACATTTTATTAGAAACTTAAAAGGAGAAAGAGTACATCCTAGATATGATCTAATTAAAAATACAGGAAGAACAGGATGTTCTAAACCTAACTTTCAACAGTTGCCTAGAGATGGTAAAATTAGAAGTATGTTTAAAGCCAAGGAAGGACATACTTTCATTATAACGGATTATAGTGCAATTGAATTATCAACACTAGCCCAAGTGTTATATGATAAGTTTGGGAAATCAGTAATGAGGGAGAAGATAAATGAAGGAAAAGATTTACACCGGTATTATGCTTCTGTTTTATTCAAAGTGGACGAAGCCGAAGTAAAGAAATGGCAGAGACAGGCGGCTAAAGCAGCGAATTTTGGTTTTCCCGGTGGCTTAGGTATTCATACTTTTCTAGAATTTGCTAGAGGGTATGGAATAGATATTGATGAAAAAGAAGCGCGAAACATGCGGAATGCTTGGTTTAAAGCATTTCCTGAAATGAGAAAGTATTTGGCTGGAGAAGATGGTTTTGTATGGACACGGACGGGTCGGTTAAGAGCCGATACTACATTCTGTGCTGAAAAGAATACACCATTTCAAGGACTTGCGGCTGATGGCGCTAAACTGGCATTATATAACCTTTGCCACAAGGGATTTAAAGTAGTTGGCTTTGTGCATGATGAGATTGTTACGGAAGTGTCGAAAAAAGTAGCAAAAGACTTGATTTTTTTGCAGGAAAAGACTATGATAGACTCAATGAAGGTCGTTGTTCCAGACGTCAACGTAGGAGTAGAGTCTACAGTTTCAGAAAGGTATTGTAAATAATGAAAATTAGAGTAGGTACTTACGTTAAAGTTATAAAAACAGGCATTCATAAAGGGAGAATAGGTAAAATTTTGGAGTCTCACAGTGTCAAAAACCCTATAACATACAAACCCGAGCATTTTTATACTATTAAAGTAATCTCCTCAACAGGGGAAGAAATTATAGTAGCTCAGGACGCTATAGAGGTTTATGAGGATGATTATGAAACATCCTGCCAGTGTGGAGGCGATTACTTAACTATTCCGCACCATTATAATTGGTGTCCTAAAGGAGCTGGAGATGTCAAAGATAACAAAAATTGAAAGCAAGAGAGACAGAATTATTGACCAATTAATAGATGATAAAAATCGTCTATATTTAAGAAAAAAAAGAGCGGAAAAAGAGGTTGAAGTTTTAAAAAATCAAAATAAATATTTACAGAATAAAATTAGACTTTTAGAAAAACGTTTTAGGGAGAGAGTGAATGCAGAATTTAATAGTGGAGATAAAACCAACTGAAATGTCAAATGCGATAGGTTTCGCTAATGATACTTATGAAGACCGATATATATTGTATAAAGAAAGAGATCCTGGATTAACAAAAGCAAAATGTTGGCAAGACATCTATGTATCTATATTAGCTGAATATGCCGCTAGAAGAGCGTTAGTACAATTTGGACATAAAATATCTGAAGTAGATTTAAATATATATGATAGGTCTGATAAAAATTTTGGTCCTGATTTACTATCTTTAAATAGTAAAGATAAATATTGTGTTAAAGGCGAAATTAAGTCTGGTTATGAACCCTCTCATTTATTTGAATTTCAAGATGATATTTTTACTAAGTCCTGTAATAATAGGTACATAATAAGTGTTTCTTTAGATTTAAAAAATAAACATGCTTACATAAATGGTTGTTTTAAGGCAGAAAAGTTAGTTAAAAACAGAATGTTTGGAAAACCTCATAAAGGCTCAATAAGAGAAATAAAACATGCTATTTATATAGATACTGTTAAAGATCAGTTGACTCGGCATGAAATCTGGGGTAAGCTACTTAATAACAGGTCGTTTAAAAAAAACGCTGTCGAGGGGAGGAAGTCTCTGAATTAGGGAGACATTCCTATCCTCTCCTCATATAGGGAGGCATAATGATACTATCAGATAGTGCTATTACTGGCGCTCTTCAAAGAAAAGAAATAATAATAGAGCCTTTTGACATGGATTGTTTAGGATCAAATAGTTATGATGTTCATTTAGGTCCGACCTTATT